ACTTGCGCATCATAAAAAATATTATGAGCCACACAAATAGGTCTTGCATTAAGAAGTGCGTGTAAATCACTAGACCACTCTTGGAAATTAGGTTTATCTGCTACGTGGCGATTAGTTATATGATTAACAGCACTGGCTTCTGGTGGTATTGGCTTTGTGGGCTTGAACAATTGATCTACTTCGACCACCCATTCTTCACCATCATAGGAACCACTGGCGAACTCAATTACTTCCGCCAGCGAATAATCTTTGTGAGTTGTTTCTGTGTCAAATACTGTTGAATGTGATAAGAGTTGTTTTATATTCATGCTGCTATGATAACAACTCTGATATCACATGTCAACTGTTTTCATCAAAAAACTTCTGGATCGTCTACATCTACTGATGGCAACATTAGATCGTCATATGACAAATCAAAACCCATATCTGGATCGTACTCAACTGGTGTCATTTCTGTGTCCATGTTTTCAAGCTCTGCTTCAAGGAAGTGCTTTATTGTGCTCATGTAATCACCAGCTTTTACTAGTTTAGCTTGCCACCAATGTGGATAATCAGCGTCGGGTATGCGATCCAACATATCACTCAATTCAGATGCATAGTTCTCTATTTTGTGTAGCTCTCTCTGCATCATCCTAGCTTCGTTGTCTCTGTGTCCGACCACAGTTTTTGTAACAGTATCTCCTGTTTCTGCTTCTGTTATTTCTTGTTCTAGAGACTCAGAAATTTTCAGATACTTTTGCAAATCGTTATAGCTCATTGTAACTCCTTTGAACGCCTGTTATACTATTTACCTTTAGTGTAAGATTTTTGACACTTGGAACTGACATTCATCTTCGTATAGTTCATTTGACTCTGCTCTGTCGTACACTTCTCCCACACTCTGCATAATGTCTTCAGCAAGCTTCTCTGCTACTTCTTCAGTTAACTCTTGGTCTCTATCCACATACGGTAGTATTTTTTCTTTCAATGGCACAGAAACAATGAGATCAGCTTGATCATCAAATACTTCGAATAGTTCTTCTTTCGTTAGTTTATTACCTTCATACATAACAAACATTCCTATCAGTGTGTTATCGTTGTAGCCGAATAACAATGACTGATTATCGAACTCATAAGTCATAACTGCTCTCCTTTTGTGTTTACTATTCGTCTGGTAGCATCTCCATGACAATAATATTGTTGTTTTCTATATTAGCTTGCAGTACTGCATTTACTATACTGTAGTCAGATTCTGTACTTGCATACCATGTGACGTGATACAAAGATGGACACTTACCTTCTATTGTTTCTGCCAGGGCTTGTGCCTTCTTAATACTCTTATGATCACAAGACTTTAGAGAGTCTGTAATTTCATACAAGTCTTTGCTATCAATCACCTTGATTCGTGTGACCTTGTTATCAATTAGTACACTGTACTCTACTGCGATATCGTTCAAGTCTATCATAAAAATAATTCACTCATGATTAGTTGGTTTCTAGGAAAGTCTTATGTTGACTACCTCCCAGTCTACTATTCTCCAAAAGTTGTTAACATAAGTGTGTCTGTCTGTGCCATAGTCTAGAACATAAGCATGTTCCCACATGTCTATTATCAGTGCTATGTTTTTTGTTGGTTTGTGGTCTTTGATCGTCTTGATTTCACCATCAATACCAAGGTGAACCCATGCTGATCCTTGAATATTCAAACAAACTTCAGCAAAGGATTTTTTGAACTTTGAGAATGAACCAAATTTCTCTTTAATCAATCTCAATGATCGTCCGTGTGGTTTATTATCTTCATCTGGTGATTTTAGCCCAGAGAAATATATTTCATGAAGTTCTGCACCACCAATTACAAAATCACTGGTTTCACCAGCATTCGCTCTTTTCACATAGCCACGATACAGTTCATGGTAATGCATGTCAAATGTGTCTTTAGACATGACTGGGGCATACTTGAATTCTACAGGAACCATATCAAAGGTGTCTTCTTCAAGTAAGTTGATGTACCGCCGCATAATGTGCATACTTTTATTTATCGTTTCGCGGCGGCTTTTTGAGTATTAGTCTTGCTCTTCGATTGTAGCTACCAGAGGAAACTTAAAGCTGCCTGCAATCTCCATTGCAAACGCTGCTTTGTGTTCTGCAATCTCAAAAACATAAGTTCCAGCAACACCAGCACCTTTTTCATGGATATTCATGGTTATTGCAGTGGCAGTATCGGCACTGTGGCCAAACACCTCAATAAGAACTTGAATGACCAAATCAAATGGCGTGACATCATCATTATGTAGAATCACGTTCCAGAGCTTTGGTTCTTTTATTTCTGATTTTGATTTAGATTTCAACACTGTATCAGACATGTTTATCTCTCTTTGTGTATGTGTTAATGCTCCCACCATTATCACACAGTGGGAGCATTTTGTCAAGAGTTACTTGATTTCAATATTAATTGGCTTCATGCCTTCTGGTGGTTTAGCCATGAAATCTATAGTTAAAATACCATTATCCAATGTGACATTTGTAATTTCAACATTGTTACCAAGACGCCACCTTCTAGTCCATGGGCGAAAAGATATTCCCCTGTGAATATACTGATTCCCATCTTTTTCTTTTCGCTTGGCTTCAACAATCAAAGTATTCTTACTCAGAGTTACTGTCAGGTCTTCTCGTGAAAAGCCAGCTACTGCCATCTCAACACGAGTCTCTATGTCAGACACCTTAATTATGTTATAGTAGGGTTGGCTTTTGTCTTTCCTTGCTGCTTCAGATAAGCTCTCGGAAAGCTTACAAACATTGTTAAAATAGTCTACGCCAATCAAATAGTCCATAAAAGTATCTCTAGTTGTCATTACTATTCTCCTTTTTCAAGCAAGTTAAAGTAACACTGAGTCCCGTTTCTCGGCAACTCAGGAATATTATTCATTCCTTGGTATCGTTTAGATTTAGATTATTTTGTTGATCATCTTGTAGCTGTTTCTGCCAGCGCTTGATTGCAGCTTTTTTATTTCGACGCTTCGCAATAGAAGGTTTTTCATAGAACTCATGCTTTCGCAAATCATTGAGAATATTGGCGTCTGCGACTTTCCGATTAAAGATCCTTAGTGCTCGCTCGAAATCGCGGGGCTTGTCGCCAACCACTACACGAGTACCAGAAATCGAAACAGGTGCTTTAGTTTTGTAAGTCTTCATTCGCATTTTATTTGCCTTTTGGTTAGTTAATTATTGATGCTTTGCCATTTTCATTTATTTGCACTTTTGTTACACCACGCTCTTTTAGCTCAGGTAGTGTAAATTGTAAATTTAACAGGTCACGCTCAATTACATTTCTTAGTCCTCTTGCTCCAGTTTTTTTGTTGAGTGCTTGTGTTGCAATATTTTCTAAGTATTCTTTGCTGAACTCAAGATCAATATCATCCAACAAAAATAAAGATTCATACTGCTTCACAATACAATTTTTTGGCTTAGTCATTATATCAACTAGCATTTCTTTGTCAAGCGATTCTAACACTGCAAAGGTAGGAAATCTACCAACAAACTCAGGTATCAGTCCATACTCAATCAAGTCTTCAGTAGTGAGTTCATCAGCTTGGTTTACACTCTGACTAGTGAATCCTATTGAACTCTTGATTGCTTTATTGTACAAATCTACAAAAGACCCACCCACTATGAACAGAATATTGTTGGTGTTCACTTTGACCTTTTCACCATTTGGTTTGGGTATGCTCACAGTTGTGCCTTCAATTAACTTGAGTAAGGCTTGTTGCACACCTTCACCACTCACATCTTTACTAGATGCATTTGATGCATTGCGCTTACACTTCTTATCAATCTCATCTATATAAACAATGCCTCTCTCTGCGTTTTCAACATCCCATTCACATGCGTCTAGCAAAGATGCTATTATATTATTCACATCTTCACCAACATAACCAGATTCAGTATAGACAGTGGCATCCACATGTGTGAAAGGAACATTCACCAACTTAGCAAGCGTGCTTATCAATAGCGTCTTGCCAGTGCCACTGGGACCTATCATGATAGTATTGCTCTTGGACAACTGAGTACCATTCACAACAGGGTTACTGATCCTTTTCATATGATTGTAGATTGAAACACTAAGAGTCTTTTTTGCTTGTTCTTGCCCAATAACATACTCATCTAGTGCTGTCTTTATAGAATGTGGTGTTATGGTGTTGAGAGCAATGTCAACCGTGTTTGTGTGAATAGCATTATATGCAATATCAATGCACTCATTACATATATACACCACATCTTCTATTGTTTTTGGGCCTGCTACCAGCTTTGATACTTCACTAGATGTTTTACTACAAAAACTGCATTTTTTATTAGACAAAATAGTACACCTTTACCCCAGTAAGTCCTCATTCCACTCTCTGTGGCCAACTCTGAACGCCATATTACTTTGTGTTTCTCTAACGCAAACTTTATAGCACCATACTCTTTCTGCTTCACTTTGACCAAGCATGTCAGGTATGTAAACACCATTCATAAAACGATAAAGCTGATCTGCAATCATCTCACACCCAAGACCAGGAAGCACTGTTAGTTTCAGTATTCCATCCCTCTCAAGTTGCTTGTACCTCTCTAGATCAGGATCATCTTGTGCAATAAGTGTTTTATGATCAAATTGGTCTTTGAGGATCTGTTTTAACTCTTTTAAACCACCATAATCGCACACCCAACCACGCTTATCAAGCTCATTTGCACCAAAATAGAACTTGATAGAAAAGCTATATCCATGGTTTAGATTACAGTGAGAGTCTGCTTTCCACTGTTTGTATGCACAGGGAAACTCTTGAATGTATTCCTTGGTCGAAGTGAAACGATACTCAACTGGAAAATACGTCATCGTCTACTCCTGTCAAAATTGACCATTCTCATGAACTCAGATCGGGTAGCAGAATCATTCCTAAATACACCACCAAGCTTACTGGTGACTGTTGAACTACCAGTGTCTTCTACACCTCTGCTGCGAACACAATAATGTGTCGCATGAATTACTACAGCAACATTTTCTGTGTCAAGTATAAAAGACAGAGCATGGTAGATCTGTTCAGCCAGCCTTTCTTGTATCTGTGGTCGCTTACTGAAGTACTCCACAATACGGTTTATCTTTGAAAGGCCAAGAACTTTCTTATCGGGAACGTAAGCAACAGTTGCCAAACCATCAATTACAACGCCGTGATGCTCACACTGACTTTGTACACTCACATCTTTTTCAACTACCATTTCATCATAGTTCATCTTGTTTTCAACAGTGGTGCACTTCGGAAAGTTCTCAGGTAAAAGACCCCACATGGTTTCTAACACCCACATCTTTGCCATACGCTTAGGCGTTTCTGCTAGACTATCATCACATAAGTCTAAGCCCATTTCTTTCCAAATCTCAGTGAAATGGTGTTCTATTTTATCAATCTTCTTTTTGTTTTCTTCATACAGCTTCGATGCATCTGTTGGTGTCTCTACACCACACTTCTGTAAATGCTTGTGTACTAACTTACCCAACACTGGGTCTACTTTTTGTTTATTATACGACATAACTCCTTCCTTACACGGACATGATACACAGATACCAATTATCTGTATCATTTTCATCAGGGCGAACACTTAAAATAGTGTCCTTGCCACGCAGTCTATTTACCATAAACTGTAACTCAAGATCTCTTCTGGTAAAGAGTGTCTTAACGTCAGTTTCTGAAACTAATCTATCATAGGAATCAAGCAAAAGCTCCAGTCTTTGTTCAGTGGTTTTCATTGGGTCTCCACCCCATGTAAACTCAGTTTTCATACAGCCATCTCCACTTTTGGTAACGCTGGGTGAGGATCATAACCAACTATTTCAATATCACTCCATTCTAGCTGTAGTAGCTCATCAAAAGTTTTAAAGTCCTTATGAAAGACTAACTGCGGCAGAGGCCTTGGTTCTCTTTGTGCTTGCATTTCAGCTACTTCAAGTTGATTATGATACAAATGAACATCAGAACCAAAGTATACCAATTCTCCTGGTGTGTATCCACACAATTTACTGAATGCCATATTCAAAAAAGCATACCCCATAATATTGGTAGGTAAACCCAAATAAACATCATTGCTTCGCATATAGAAGCTACTGTTCAGCTTGTTATTTGGCATCACTTGGTATTGATGCATAATATGACAAGGTGGCAACGGTGTTTGTTCAAGTTGCTGGGGATTCCAAGCACTGACTATGTGTCGCCTACTATATGGATCTTCAACAAGTCCAGTAACCAGGTTTCTAACTTGATCAACACCAGCAGTAAGAGGTTCATCCACGCCGCCGAAGTTTCTCCACTGATGACTGTACCCATAACCCATATCACCTTCTTCGAGGTGATGCAACCCTCTATTATCAAGAAATTCCCGTGAGGTGTTACCTTTCCATATGTTGATCTTTTTTTCTTCAAGTTTTTTTGTATCTCGCTCACCACGAAGAAAGAACATCGTTTCTTCAAACGCTATACGAAACGACACTTTTCTGGTAGTGACCATCGGGAACCCTTCTGCAAGATTCCATCTGAGACTACGACCCCACACACTTCGCACACCAACACCTGTACGATCTGGTTTGTCTATTCCATTTTCTAAAATGTCTTTTAATAAATTTGTAAAGTTTTCCAATTACATACTCCTAGTTGATTTTTTTAAAAAGAGGAGGTAGTTGACCTCCACTCAATTTGCTCACAAATTCCATTCGCTTCACAGCGTGCACTCTGTATACTAAACCTACCACCGGTAAAAGAAAAAACGCCATAATGATCGCAACCAGATACAATGGAAAAACAATGAAAAGAACAGAGAAAACTAAATACAGCAGCATCACTAGAACTAATGTCAAGATGAATTCAAGAAATATACCAGGAATATGCTTACCGGTGAGTAACATTTTTACATCCTCTCGTAGTGGTCTTAATTTTACTCTACATGAAGATAGATTTCAACTCATTATACAGAGAAGATTTCAACAAAATAAATGGTGAATCTGTCCACCATGTCACGTTTGTGGGGATTTGACCAATGCTACTTGCATCAGTCATCAGTGTTACTCTGTTTTTCACAGGATCTAACAACCTCATAACTAGCGTTAGCGAATCTTGTTGTTCAATCTTTAAGGCCTTAACAAGATATACGTCTATTTTGTTACTTGAAAAAGCAGTCGGTGACACTCTTATGCTTTTTATTCTGTTGCTCAACTGTTGATAGTTCTTTGTCTCGCCAACTATCGCTTTTAGCTCATTGTGAAAATCTTGAAGAGACTCAAATCCATTACGCTTTACGAACGGAAATCTACTACCAACTGGAAAAATGCCTATTCTGAAGTTCTGAGGTAGCAACATAACATACTCTTTTGAACCTGAATTAGTCACAAAAGATTTGTTCAAATTTGGATAAGAATCCCAGCTTTCGTGGTAAAACAAATCACTACACAAAGAACTATCAGCGTTCCTGATATTTTCTGCTTTGTAAGCTGAATATGTAGTTAATGGCGAGGTCGTGTAAAGTGGATCATATTGGAAATTCCAATTATACTCACTTGTTGAACATAGTTCTACTGCTTCTTGTTTAGATAATTTCTTGAGCATCGTTCAAAGGCCTAATTGTCGTAACCTGTCTATAGTGTCATGTGCAGATGTATGCAAGATACCAATTCCGCCTGCACGAGTCCACGGACCAATACTCACCATCCTGTCATCAATTAAAATAGACTCATGATTTGCATACTCTGCTTTCTCTGCGCTGCGTCTCACTGTGATAACATCTTTGAAATTATCCAAGTGTTTGTTTACCCACTTATTTTTCTCTTTGGTAGAGTATTCATAGTCTGGGCCTGTCGCTGTTAGAATTCGTGGCTTGTAAGGCTTCACATAATCCCAAAGCTCTTGTGCATCAGGCATCATTTCAAACGCACTGTAGAAAGGTCTGTTCTCTCTGGCGAATGCATGACACTTTTCCCATGCTTCTTGATCTTCAGGGTTGTTATCATTATAAGTAAGCCAATGACCAGTATACTCATATACAAACTTATCAAGGTTTGCCATAACACCATCAAGGTCCATGTATATGGTGAACTCAACGTGAATAGGTCTCATAGTGTCTCCTGTTTTTCACATCATAACATGGCCAATGCACTATGTCAACTCACATCAAACGGTAAGCTATCCTTGTACTTTGTCTGTATTTCTTTGTCTAAGTGCTTTATGAGATCTATCACATCTTCTTCAACAAACTCTGGTAGAAGCCCCCGTAAAGTTCTCCGCATGTCATTCAAGTCCGTGAACGTTGCCAAGTGCAATAAATTATCAACGTCTGGGAATGCTTCTGATATCGCATCAATAAGCATATCTTTGTTAGGTGAGTCTTGAAGCAAAGAGATTTCAAACAGAACCTTAAGAACTAAATTTGTCACTTGATCACTTGGGTCATTTAGCTTTATTTCGTATACTTCATCATAGTCAACGTGTATTTTTGTGAGGTTGTGAATGGTCTTTTTAACTAAGTTCTTTTCTAACGGACCAATTTGCATACTTATAAAAGTTTCTACTATATCATCTGGTTTGATGCCTGCGAAAACAAACATCTTACGCAACGCACGCTTTGTATCACTAGGCATGTTATCACCTTGTGCTTTTTTTAGTTGAATTGCTCTAAGACATACTTTCCTGAATAGTTTGAATATTTCATCTTTCAGTTCTTCTACATACATCTTTAGTACGTCTCTCTCACCTTGGTTTTCTTCTATAATATCCATTAGGTCAGGATTACTCTGGATCATTCTGTTTATTGTGTATATATGATTCTGTATAATAATCAAAGAAGAACGCAAAAAATCAGTGTCTATTAATTTAGACAAATTGACTAATGATTTCAAGTTGACATTCAACGGTTTGATCTTTGTTTCTTTATCACCTGAATGAGACAAGTTGTTAAGTATGTTATCAAGCCTACTTCCTTTCCTCACAACTTTTCCACTGGATGTGACCCATTTTGAATCTTCTCTGTATGTGTATGTTGTACCTTGGAAAGATGCAGTAGCTCNTG